GGCTTGGAAAGCCTGCAAAGAACTAAATAAGTTGCACCAAGAACTACACAAACAGATTTTCACATACGGGCAAGTAGAGGAGGAATACAATGAGCGAGCAAGAATCACTACGTCAAGGCATAATGCTTGGTAAACAGGCAATGCAGAATCAGATAGTTTCGATGTTTGAGTCGATGAAATCAACTGACAAAACTGACACAGCCTATTCGATGGCTAACGTGATAACCATTACAGAAGCAATCGAAGCAGTAAAAAGCATCAGCAAATAATTAAGGAAAACAAATGCAAGTAACCGTCTGGACCACCACCAACTGCGTGCAGTGCATGCAAACCAAGAAGCAGTTTGACAAGTTCGGCATCAAGTATGAAGAGAAGTCTCTTGAAGACAACATTGAGCAACTTGAATCATTCAAGGTGCAGGGCTTCGCATCTGCACCTATCGTGCAGGCTGGTCTAATTACTTGGAGCGGTTTCCGCCTCGATCACATCAAGGATGTTGAGCACAAGTTGTTTGGAGAAAAAAGAAATGGCTAAAACTGAAATTGACCTACTACAGGGTTACATTGATTGGCAGAACGAAAAGCGTTTCTCGGCACAGGAGATACTGAGCCCAGAGCGTTACCTTGAAGAAGTTGAGTTGTCTAGAAAATCTCAGGCAGTTGACAAGGCTCTAGTAATGATTGAAGCCTATGGTAGCCGTGGCATTGACTGGAATCAAGAAATGATTAACCACCTTGCCCTCATCTTGAAGGGTGAAGATGAATGATAACGTTCCTCGTTATTAGTGCCCTTATCGGCTTCATCGGCGCTGTGTTGTTCTTGCTTTTTTCGTTAGCAAGCATTATGTTTGATGATAACGACACACTCGAACATTTGAAAGAATAATGGCTAAGTCAGATAACGCACCAGAACCAACATACTTCGGCATCAAAAAAGAGGCTTTGCGAGCGAAGCAACTACTTGAAGAAGGAATGGATAATTATCCAGACTTTCCTTGCCGAGATAATCCTGGCCCGTATATGGATTATGACGACTACCTGCTTGAAGATGATGAGGTAGAAGTTCCACCTCGCCGTTCATCTGGTGAAATCTTCATGCTCTGCGCCTTGTGCCCAATCATCGACCTGTGTTACGACTTCGCTAAAGCGAATGATGAGACTACCGGCGTGTGGGGTGGAACAGACTTTGGAGACCGAGCAAACCGTAGGCTAGGAAAATTGTTCTAACAGGTTGCTTGACAACCGACAAGTAAATAACTAAACTGAATTTGAAAGGAGAAATATGATTCAGAACACTAGAATTCGTGACATTGCTGTTGAACTATTGAAACAGGAATCGGACCGAGACAAGCAAAAGAACATCGGCGCATCAGACTTCAGCGACCCTTGCGCATACCATCTTGCAAAGAAACTATTGCGAGAGCCAGAACAGCCATCAAAGTATTGGCTTGGGGCTAAGGTTGGCACGGCCATACACTCATATCTCGAGGATGCAATGGAGAAGGCCGACTATGTTTCAATGCCGGAACTAACATCTCGTATTGTCGAGGAGAAAATCTACCTTGGCGAACTCGAAGGCTACGGAGTAATCAACTCCAAGCCAGACCTCGTGCTCGTAGACAACAAGCACCTTGTCGACTGGAAAACCAGTAGCCGGGAGAAAAGTCGCAAAATGCAACGAGTGCTTTTCGAAAACGCTGAATTGCCAGACGTGCAATACACGCTCGAAAAGTATTATACCCAGACGCAAATCTATGCGTGGGGAAAAAACAAGGCAGGCCATGACATTGACGGTCTATCAATAGTTTTTATAAACCGTGAAGGCACAACAGAAAACGATGTGTGGGCTTGGACATTCGAATACGACCCAGAACACGCACAGACCGCTTGGGACCGCCTAGAAGCCATCTGGAAAGGCTTACAAGCCAACCCAGACCCATCGCAGTTCGATCGACACGACCACTGCTTCAAATGTAAGGTAACAGACCCAGCATGAAACAACTAAAAATTGCAATGGCACTAACCGGCATCATCGTAGTATCCTTTCGGATACTAATAGGCGCGCTACTAATAACCGCGTCATACGAACTAGACACTTATTTTCTGAGACTACTTGCAATCTGCTCAGGAATGTGGATAATAGTTCTTGCAGGAAGAAAAGTATTCACATTCATAAAGGCATACAACAAACTGTTTGCACAAAGTGAATAGAATATGGTAGTATCTAAAACACACACAACGAAAGGAGAAGTAATGTCAACACCGACACCACTTCCAACACTTAGTTTCGCTAAGTTGATTCACAAGGCAGAAGCCTTAAACGCACCAAAAACCATCCTCATCTACGGAGACGCAGGACGCGGAAAGACTTGGCTTGCAGCATCTGCTGCAGAAGTAGCCGACATGTCACCAGTTCTACTAATCGATGTCGAAGGTGGCGCATCAGCAGTCGCTCGTGACTGGAGAGATGTTGACGTAATCAACGTCTCAACCCACGAACAGTTCGACGCTGTAGTCTCAGACCTGCTAAACATCCAGCACAAATACAAGACCGTCATCATTGACACCCTTGGCGTGCAGATGGACCGCGCAGAGAAGGCTTTTGGAGAAAAGCCAGAGAACAAGGGTAACAAGTTTGGTAAGTGGGGCGACCTGAAGATTTGGGCAAACGACACTGTTCGCGCAATGCACTCAGCACCATTCACTTCAATCATTTTGACCCACGCAGTAGATGAAAAGGATGAGAACACCGGAGCAGTGAAGACTGTTCCAAACATCCCGGGCGGTTCGAAGAAGGACCTGCCGGGCATTCCAGACATCATCGGATACATGACGCTTCAGAAGACCGAAGAAGGCGCAAAGCGCGTCCTAATCGTTGACGCAAATGACCGACTAGTAACAAAGAACCGCTTCAACTTGCCAGCAGTAATCGTTGAGCCAAGCATGAAGAAAATCACAACCCTTATCAAGGAATCAGGAGAAAAGAAATAATGTCTAATATCACTATTAGCGGAATCACCGAGCAGTCACTAGAGACCAAGAGCGACTACTCACCAATCCCAGCCGGCAACTACAACGCCACAATCTTCGACGTAAAGTCAGAAGAAGTTAAGTCAGGCGCAAACGCTGGCAAGCCACGCTTCAACGTCCAGTTCAAGATCACCGGACCAGACCACGAGAACCGTCGTGTCTTCGGTCTCGTGCCACTATACGTTGCAAACGACTTCTGGAAGACTCAGGCGTTCTTCTCAGCACTCGGCTACGACATGAAGGCTGGCAACTTTGCAGTCCCAGAAGTAGCAGAACTTCTAGGCAAGCCAATCTCAGTTCGCGTCAAGATTGGCGCAGACCAGAATGGTGAGCCTCGAAACGAAGTTGCAGGGTTCGACGCTTCAAAGGCTGGCGACAGCGTAGCAGACCTACTAAAGGCATCTGGAGCAACCGAGAACGTCTGGTAAACAGACCTGAATGGGCAGACCTGAGCCATGTCTTAAAACTGGCTCACTACTCCTAACTGGTGTCACGCAAACTTCTTCTCCTTTCAATTGCGTGGTCAAGTTCGATTCTTGACTAGGGGACGAAATGGAGAAGAAGAAAGGGCAACCATGTTAACAAAAGATTTTTTCGAAGCGATTTACGGAGACGGTGCAGGCTACGCCACACTAGTCACCCGAGACGCTAGAAATAACCCAACAGTTCAGAAGTTTTTTAGTTACCCTGATGAAATCGACGAAATGGTCGAATACTCAGAGCGATTCAAAGACGAAGACGTTTACGTCTCGCCAATCCTGTTCTACGAAGAGCGACGAATCCGCGAGAACGCGAAGTCTGTCGCAGTAGTCTACGCAGACGCAGACGCATGCCCACCAGAAAAGTTCCTAATCGAACCATCAATCTCTGTGCAGACATCGCCAAACCGCTGGCACTGCTACTGGATTCTGCCGCAGTCGCACGACCCAGCGCAGATTGCCCTGCTATCAAAGAAGGTAGCCTACGCGCACAAGGATGACGGTTGCGACCTGTCGGGCTGGAACCCTACCAAGTTGCTTCGTGTGCCAAACACAAGCAACCGCAAATACGATGTCTCGCACCCCGTAATCGCAACCACTACCGGCGCAATCTACACCGTTGCCGACATGGAAGCAGTCTACGGAGACATCAAGGTTGACTCGATCCTCGACCTAAGCCTTCAGCCAATGCCAGAACAGCCACTAAACGTTATGGACATCCTTGGCAAAGTCCCAAGCAACCCAGAAGTAATGTCTCTCTACCTAGATGAGCCACTACCGGGGCAGGATTTGTCGCGCCGACTTTGGAAACTAGAACTTGAACTATTCCGTGTCGGGCTAACCGCCGAAGAAGTCTTCGCCGTAGTTCGCCACGCAAAGTGCAACAAATACCACCGCACAGACCGCCCAAAGCGCATGGACGCAGACGGCGACCTATGGCGTGAAGTTCAGCGCGCCTCGCAGGTTTACCTCGTAGACGGCAACGCCGCTTTCGAAAAAATAGAACTAATCCCGAAAGAAGAAGAGAAGAAGGTAGACTTCCTACTCGCTCACGAGCGCGAAATTGTCAAAGACCACCCAACCTTCATCGACCGTTACAACGACTGGGCTTCAAAGAAGACCGATGCCGCATACCAGTATCAGGTAGCGTCAGCGTTCACCGTTCTCTCATCAGCGTTCTCAGATAGTGGACACGCAATCCCTAAATACGGCAAGATGGGCCTAAACCTTTGGTTCATGATTCTAGGCGAGACCACTCGTAGCCGTAAGTCGACCTCGCGTCAACTAATGCTACGAATGGTTCGCGAATACGAAAAGTTCGCCGGCTACCAGATCGATGTCGGTTCGGACGTGACCGCAGAAGGTCTAGTCAAGTTGCTATCAAACCGCGACAAGCAAACCTCGCTATTCCACCGCGACGAAGTTCAGGGTATGTTCAAAGACTTCATCAACAAAACATACATGGCAACCGCTGCCGAACGCTTCACCGAACTCTATGACGGACACGTCCCAGTAGTCGTTCG